CCAAAGGCTGTGCATTGGCCTTTTGGTTGGATAGTAGGTACGCGGAGTAGTCGTCGCGGGCCTGCGTGGTGCCGCGCTTCTTTACCTCAGGGCCTAGCGGGCGAGCCTTCTCGCCGTGCTCTGGGTCGCGGAAGGTTGCCGATAGCTTCTTCAGCTTCATGGCTTACTTCTTTCTGTTGTCTCTCAACATGCGGACGAAGTCCGCTGGGTCCATGACGGAGAAGCCTCCGGACTCGAACTCTTGCATAGAGCCGCCCTTTCTCATATTCTTCTTCTTCAGCATCATACCCTGCTCACCTGTTTGGAGCGGGTCGCTACCTGAACCTGAAACTTCAGCCGAAGGAGCTTCTTCAGTGCCAATCACACCCTGAACAGTGTCAGTAGTGTCATCAGCGTATATAGCTGTTTGGCCGGTGGGGTTTCCTTCTGCGTCAAAGACAGTCTCATAACCCGTGAGTTGACCGGGAGTAGTTACTTCAATACCTCCGATGACATCTTGGGTTGCCGTGTATGGGTCACCCATAGCTGTGGTGCCTGTGAAGTTACGTTCTACATCAGCAGCTAGTGGCATAGAAGGGCCACCATGTTCTGGTTCGCGGAAGGTATCTCCACGCTTCTTGGCTGCAGAGTTGGTCATCGCTTTACGTTGACCCATCTTGTTCATTGGGGGCATGCCGCCCTGTTGCATCTTCTTAGTTCTCATAGGTTCAGTTTTGCGATGATAACATCATTGAGGTCAATGTACTCGATACGTACATCTTCTCCTTGTGATAGTGCTTTGACAATTTTGCTGTAGACGCGCTTGTACGCCTGTGTTGATTTTCCAATAAATCCATTCTCCATGAGCTGGTTGTTCTCTTGGCTGTCACCAAGTAGAAGACATCCTGCTGTGTGCTCGTCTGTGTTACCACAGTGGATAAGGATATACTCAAAGTTAGGGACGTCTCGCACCCAGAGCATGCCCTCATGGATGTCGGGGAACCGCTCGCAGTACTTAGCGTCAAACCCGCCCTCCTCTCGTAGTGTGATATCGTATGTCCCTTCTGGTATACACGTCTCACCTCTCTTCTTTACAGTGCGAGATTCGTCCTCTAGTGTATAGCACAGAAACTCTCGGCCATCAGCAAGCAACTCACACAACATACCGTTGGTGGAGTCGCCACTATCTGAGAACCTAAGAACCTGTAGGTGCATTACTTCTTAGCCTTCTTCTTACGCTTGAACATCATCCCCTTATTAGCCTTAGGGGTCTTGGCCTGCTTGGAAGCCTGCTTCATAGATTCGGTCTTGTTGCCGTCACCATCAATGTCGATGTAATCGGGCTTACCACCCTGCTTGTACATCTTACCTCCGTAGGCGAAGGACTTCTTAGCGAGTTTCAATGAGCCGTTCTGTAGACTCTCCTTGACTTGGTCAAAACTCATCTCGTTGACTTTACCGCCGGCGGCGTAAGTCTTGTAGGTTTTGGCCTTCTTTTTTGCTGTTGGCATATCGTTCTTGTTGAGATTACAAATCTAATAAAATTATCGCAAGTCTGTATCGTGCTTCTTCGAGCCTTTGATGTAGCTGTTGACCCTGCCCATAGCCCATGCAGCCATGCTAGTCTTGGGGCGACTGCCACTAGAAAGGTAGGCCCCTTGGCCCCGACGGTATACCTTCTTAAGAGTAGAGAGTGACTTGCCGGATGAACTAGCCTTCTTCTTGAGTGAAGCAATGGTGGCTGCGTTGAGAGGCTTCTTACCTTCCTTGGCACCCTTACCTGTTTTCACCTTACCTCCTTTCTTATACTCCTGTCTTTCTTTGAAGTAGCTGTCGGGGAGCTTCTCTCCTTTCTTATACGCCTCCTTACCCTTTTCAATGGATTCGGCTCTCGCCTCCCGATTGCTTGAACCAGATAGGTACTTCTCAGGAAGCCCCGTCTTCTTGTCCTTCTTTACTGCTCGCATGACGATAGTATTTGTTTAGAGCTCTGTCCATAGCGCGTCGCCTCGCCCGAGCAGAACCATTGTTCTTCTGTTTTTTTGATGCTGCCATCAACACCTGTATAAAGTCAGGGTCTAGAGGTGGTACATTCATGCTGTAAATATACTACATCTTTGGGTACAGCTAACCGCGATACGGCACTTGACGAGTACGGATGCGCTAGTGTTGTACACGCAGCATTTGTTATGAAGCAGTAGCGTCCGAGACCCAACACCCAATGGGTCGAAGGGCGTGACTTTCGATGTCGTGAGTGCCACACGGCTTAGCAAAGTTACGTGAAAAAAATTAGAAAGTCAAGTCCTGAAGCAGTTGTTTACTCGAGAACTTGTAAGTACCTTTGTCTCACACGATATGCTCTCGTAGCTCAACCGGATAGAGCAACAGCCTTCTAAGCTGTCGGTTGCGGGTTCGAGTCCCGCCGAGAGTACAGCCAGTCCAAAAAGGAAACACATACATGTCCCGATGAGGTACAGTGGCGAAAAAAGTCTCAGACATACAGAGTGTGGGGATTATATATGTATGTACACGCGGGTCGGGCGGAACGGAAACGCATTGCCAGAGGGTAGGGGGGTGCTTGTCAGAGTTAGGCACGCCTAAACTTTCAGCGTTTTGCCATAGGTCCTGCCGTATGGATTCGAGGTCCCACCACAGGCAGTAGTACAGACCAACGGGACAACCTCACCACCAGTTCGGAAGGCTCACCCAAACCCCCCCAAGATGGGGTCACCAAACCCTGGTAAATCAGCACTTGGCACGAAGGTTGATATGCGCGTCTACAACATTTTTCCGACCTGTGCAAACACACAAATGTTAAAATCCTGACTTTCTCGTCGAAGCTATTTGGCTGTTCGTCGGGTGAATCATACTCTCTGTCGAAATGTCGCTTGACAATTTGGTGGCTCAACCCCCCTATACTACTATGGCTCTCGTGTTGCAACGGCAACCGCCCCTTGGATTATTGACGTACTGCCTGCGGCTGACTAAACCGCCCCCCTCACGTAGGGGAACCTCGCACCCTGTATGCAGAAAGCAGGATGGGCACACACCACTCACCGAAGAGCGCAGTTCTTTGACATACTGAAACTACCTACCACTTGGGCCGACAAAACCCGCCACGTCTGTGGCCATCGGAGTTGGGATGGGGGAAGAATTACAAGACAAAATTTGACTACACTGCGTGATACAAGCCAGCTTGGGATTGTGGGGCTATCCACCCACCACGCAGTAGCAACGGCACAGGCGTGCTGTCCTCGGTAGGATGGTGTGGGTTCGACTCCCACCCGTTGCACTAACCCGTGCCACAGGCACACAAACCCTTGTTCTATGAAGTTTTCAGCTACGGCCTTTCAGGCCTTCAACACTACTCGCGGCAACAACGAAGTTGCCCTGTCCAACCACTTCACTATGTCTTACGAGTTGACTACCAATTCCAAGACAGAGCGCGACGTCGTCGTAGGCACGATGCTCAACCGCTTGTTCCGCTACCTTTCGTTGCAGAAGCAGACGGGTGCTCGCTTCGCCAACCTCTCGCATCCTGTCCTGCTCAAGTTCAATGTGGGCAAGACCACGATTGATATGCGTGACATCGAGGAGCGTCTGCAGGCCACCTTCAAGGTAGGCCACACACCCAAGGCCAAGCGTGCCTTCGCCCTCCGCATCCGTGCTGTGGTGGAGTTCCTGCTCGAGCAACCTGTAGAGGTGTCTGTCGAGGACCTGCTTGCAGGCCTTGAGGAGCAGATTGCAGGTGATATGGTTGCGGAGTTGACTGCCTGATTCATCGTTAGGTGTACTTGGAGGACGTGTTATGAAAAGGATTCACGTCGGGGGTTCGACTCCCCCTGCACCTCAAACCTTAATTCAATAGAGATGACCAATTTCCAAATCCTCCGTGAGATGAGCAAAGACCTCGACCGAGGTGTAGAAACAGGAGTAGCCGCAAAGCGGTGCGCTGACAAGATGTGCAAGTATGGACACCTACTCCCCAAAGGCCACCACGGCCCAATCAAGATGCACTGACGAGTCCTGAATGGACGAAACCCCTTCGGGGGTCTGCATCAAACCTTAAACCCCATACACTATGGACAATGTAGTTTACAGCCTTGAGAAGGCTCAAACCATCTCGAATGCAATGAATTGGCTCACGATGAAGGGACACTCTCCCTCGATGCGTTGGGACCATTGGAACCCCTCCACCCCTGTCATCACCATCCACGTACGGACCTTCAAGGAGGACCACACGTTCCTCGATGCTATGGCCGTCACCATCACGGAGGAGTGGCAGATTGATAGCTTCTCCAAGAAGTGGGAGGACTATATGCTTGAGGCTAACGAGGTAGAGCGTATCGAACTCCTTAAGCAGAACAAATGATTCACCTTGAACCCACGGACTACGGAGTGGCTTTGTACGTATTGTGCATTGCCCTCCTCTTCATCTTCGGCCTTCTCGTTTCATACTACCAAAACTCTTAAACTATGGTGAAAGACAATTTCGACTCACGGCCTGTAGGTGCGTCAGTCCTCTTCCTCAATGACTTCCACTTCGGTGCGAACCTGACCAAGCTCAACCGAGCGGCCAGACTTGTACCCAAGGACGTCAAGGCCTTTGCGGGCATCGTTAGTATGATGTCTGACGATGAGTTTGAATCTAACGCTGAACACGTTAGCCACTGCATCGAAGAACTCGTATTCCTTTGTGACCAAATCGAACCACAATGATATTTACAAAAGACGAAATCCGTGACGTGGCTATCCTCGTCACAGAGCATCTGCTCGACCAAGCCCCTGAACTCCTTAGCGACGACGTTCGTGAGGTGAACGGGGAGTACACACAAGACACGTTCGACCTGCAAGACAGCATCGAAAATGCCCTTGCTCAAATCATCAAGCAATGAAATTTACACAAGACTTCAAGACCACGCTACCACACGTGGCAATGACCACGGCCTATGACATCGACACCGACCGAGCCGAGAACGTAGAGATGGACACCACCATCGGCATTGACCCCGACCACGGAACGGGCGGGTGGTATGAGACCTACGACCTCGAAACAGGAGGCGACCGCTTCTATGCAGGGGGTGTACTCGAAACCGAACACGACGACGACGGCAAGGTCCGCCTTGTTGGGTACGACGGATGCTTCGAACTCCCTGACTACATCATCAAAGCCCTCGAAGACAAGGGCGTAATCATTGACCTATGACATACTCACACAAGTACAACGTAACAAGCCGCCTCATCGACTACGAGTGCGGACACCTTGACGACAGGGGAACGCTTCGTCTGTTCTCTGAACTAGTCAAGACAGGTATGGCTTGGGACCTCCAAGGCCACTACGTACGAACAGCACAGGCACTCATCGACGATGGGTGGCTCGAGTCGGACGGTAATTTCGGAATCAAGGTAGACACGCTACCACTCAACTAATTTAATCCCATACATCATGGAACAATCAATCAAAGACATCTTGGCACAGGCACAAGTCAAGAAAGACGTCTCAAACGAACGTGCAGAGTTTTGTCAAGAAGTTCAACGCGTCATCCTCGAGCAAGCAGAAATAATTGCGACCCTCGAAGAGAAGCTACGCAACAACGATGGCTTGGCTGTCGATTGGCCAGTGCTACGCAAGGTCTTCCTGATTGGTGCAGGGTATGGTGCTACCCATCAAACATCGTACGTCAAGAACGAGATGAGTGACTACGAACACGACGTGTACTCACACATCTGTGATAACGGCCTTTACGTAGACCTACAGGGCACGCTGACCATCGACGCCGATGACCTGACGGACCACATCCAATTCCAAAATGTAGCTCAAGATGACGTTAAGGCAGTCCAAGAGTTCCTTGGAATGGACGACGACGAACTCAACGCCTGCATTGATTCATACATCCAACGACCAATCAAATCAACAGACAATGAAACGCAACAGACTGAATCCTGAATTTTGGCTATGGCTTTCGATGTTAGGATGGTTCGCGCTACTTGCGTGGCTCGCCTATCTCGCACCATTTGCCGTTAAGTAAACCACTGAGAATGAAACAAGTAAGACCAACCCAAGTACAGAAAGCGCTGCTGTACATCCAAGCTCTCGGACACTCCGAGGCGGACATCGTAATGACGAGTGACGACTCCTCTTACGACAGCGCACCAACAGTTTGTGTGCAATCAAAGCAAGTGCTTATTGATGGCGACCCACCCGTGTACCAATCAATCTATATCAGGTTACATCAGGTCGACGTCGAAGCATTCGCTGCCGCATACGACAAAAACATAGAACACATTTCAATATGAAAGACAAACAATCCACGTCCTATTGGGACAACAAAGGCAAGTACCAAACCGAGTACAAAGAAGCATGGAAAACACTCATCCCCGCATCAGGTGAAGCAGATGATGGACTACCCGAAGCACTGCGTGCAATCTCTCGGGTCGGCTACGACTACTACAACAACGGGTTCTGCAACCTGTGGCGTGAGTGGGAGGACGTCGACGATTGGGGTGAGGACACCATCGTACGCGAGATGGACTCGTACTACGAGGACTTGGTAGACTACCTCGCCTACCACGTACCGCCCAAGCTTTACAGGGAGTTCAAGGATTGGCTGCCCACCGTCAACTACGGGAGCATCTCGTGGGGTGCCAACGGCGACGACGTCATCGACCGCATCATCAACCACATCATCGAAGAGATGATTGACGAAGAACTAATCGCCAAGGCATGACTAAGAAACAACTGCTTGACCTCCTCTCGAAATACCCCGACAGCGCAGAGGTAGTAATCGAGGTGCATGACACCGAGCTACACGAAGACTTGTACGACTTCACGTTGGACCCTATCCAGATGACTCGATTCAACACCGAAACATCCAATCCAATGGATGCCTTTGACTACAAGACCATGTACGAGCTACGGCTCTGCCCAATCAAGAACGAACAATGAATAAATCCACGACTAATGACTACAAGACCATGCTACAAGATTGCCTCGAATGCTTCAAGCGATTCGACATCAACGCATACGAAGAGAACGGAAGGGTTCACGTCGAGACATCCATGCTCGACATCTTCGTACAAATCTCAGAGCGAGAAATCATCTGGAGGGCAGACCAATACCTCGAACTTCAAAAGCAAGACAATGAATAAATCCACAATGACTAAAAAAGAAATCATCGAAGACCTCTGCCACAAAGTGGCGGACATCAAGTACGACTTGCAAGTAGTACTAGACACCCTTTACCGACTAGAAAACGAAGACAATGAGTGACGAATCAAACATCAGAATCAGAGTAAGCGAATGCTTCAATGCCAACCATGGATTCAGAGATGAGGTTGGACACACCTTGAGTGGGTACCAACTCCTGTCTAGCCTTCTCGTCAACGAGTACGAGCTTGACCACTACCACCTAGATAGTGTTGCAGACGACATCGAAGAGATGGTTGCCAAGTACATCATGGAGAACTCCCCAAAATTTACAGACAATGAAGACGACCAATGAACAACTCAAAGAACTACTCGAGTTGATACTATCACCAACCACCGAACACTTAAGTGACGGTGAGATTCTAGACCACGTTATTGACACACTCAAAAAGATTACATCATGATTTTCAATCTAATCAAACGTTCCGCAAAGGGAGAACCACTAGAAGCAGAAGGCTTAATCATCAAGCGCGTACCCAACAAAGAGGGCGTGCCCGACGCTAGGGTTCGCATCGAGTTGGCCAACAAAGCATTCATCTCTCTCTGCAATGCCATGCACATCGGCAGGGCGGCACAGCTTTCCAAGCACGAGCAAGACCCCGTCAATCAATTCAAGTTTAACGGCAGAGTCAACAGGCAAATCAACACCCTGCGTGGCCTGTCAAAGAATCTTGTTCGTGAATTTCACGATAAAAAACTTGCAAAACAACAGGACAAATACTAACTTTATCAACATGGAGCAGTACACACTACACGAAGACACTGTCAATCAGTACGTTGTCTATGTCACCTACGAGCACAATCCGTACCGACCTGACAGCGACGTTGACCCCGGCAATCCCGAGTACGTAGAGGTAGACAGGGTTTACCTGCACAGCACACGCCCAGTTGTAGAGCCTAACGTGGTGCCAGAAGAGCCCATTGACATCACAGACTTTCAGCTCGTAGACCTCATGGACTTTGCCGCGTTGGAAGAACAGATTCTAGATGACATCAAATCAAAAGAGTAATGGAAGAATACAATCAAAGACGGTTCCTTGTCGGTTGGTCTGACGACGGCAAGGACTATGCCACTATGGTGTGGCTATCAAACATGCCAGCAGAGTGGAAGGGCTACAGCATTCAAGCCCTACACGGTACGTCAGACCTATTCGTGCTATCACCTGAAGGCGGCGTCATAGGCAATGCCAAAGCTTACGAGGTATGAACAGCTACTACAAGCTACGATACCACCTAGCTCGTGGCAGGAACTACAAGAAGTGGCAGCTCAAGCACATGTCTCCCGTAGGCAAGTTTGCACTCGACACTTTCTACCGCAAACCCGATGACTTCGTGGCCCTACTACACAACTGTAGACTACGCAACCACGGCACGGTAGCTAAGAAGATTCATGACGGCATGAACAAGACTGTCTGTGCGTGGATTGAGTTCGATGACTTCCACGAGATAACTGGCGACCATATCCCTAGGATACTGTTGTCGCAGACAGACAGCAAGTATACTTACAACCCACACAAAGCTCCCAACTGGACAAGCGAAATCTCTGACAACGAGGACGACGCTGTTATCCCTTTGATGCTTGTGTACAAAACCAATCTCTATGGAATCTCAGAGTAAGCAATCCATGTACAAAGCCTGCTACATGCAGTGTATGTACGGTGGCTCTACGGTCTCGCCGTGGAGTGGCGACGTGCCCCTTGACGGGTTCATGGTTGGCAGGAACGACCTTGCCGAAACTGTATTCGTTCAGTCGGTCTACGACCCTGTGATGGGTGCGATGAACCTTCCTGAGATACAGGTGCCACGTCAGGAGTACATGAGTCAGCTCGCTATCGCTTGGGCTGTACAGGCTACTGCAATCAGTAGGCTGAAGCAACACACCCTGAGACCTCAGATGTACGTAGGTACATGGGACAACAAGCAGGGTCAAACCGAAGTCGACATATCACAGCGCTTTACTGACATGGACGAAGCCCTTGACAGGTGCAGGGTCCTAGGTGAGAAGTGTATATGGGACGTCAAATCCAACAAAGAAATCTATGTTTAATTCTAATCCAAATCACATGTCTAATTCCAAGAGACGCTGGTCAAACAATGAAGTGACCATCGCAAAGCAGCACATCACATCCGATGTCCCGCTAACATTCAATCAACCTCAGGTAACAAAGGTTGCCAGTATCATCGGTCGCTCACCCGAATCTGTCTGCGCTAAGATGACGCAAGTCAGAATCAGGAGCAGCCAATCAACTCGGTTGTCTACTGATGAGCGCAAGGGCGCTGTCATTGCTTTGTCAAAGCTGTTGTTTGACGACAACGTAAGCGGAGACCTATACTTCAAGCTCATGAGAATCGTTCAAGAACACACGGATGAGTGAGGAGCAATGGTCAAGGAGAGTTGTCGCAATCAAGCTCATCGCTGCACTGTATATCTCACTGGTAATCAAGTGGATATTCATCGACAGTCTGTAGTATGTTGATAACTTTTCCGAATCATTTACCTATCGAAACCTTGATTTTGTCAGAAATTGTTACGAACTTTAACACAATATCAAGAACAACACAATTCTATTTCACATGAAAACAATCATTCACAAGCTATCCGACGTACAGTCACGTCTGAAAGCACCCAAGGGACAATTCAACTCCTTTGGTAAATACAAGTATCGCTCGTGCGAGGACATTGTAGAATCTCTAAAACCTCTACTTACTGAACACGGGCTGGCTCTCGTGATGAGTGACACAATGGTCGAGACAGGAGGGCGTGTATATGTACATGCTACTGCTGTCGTATCAGACGGGGAAGGAGAGATTTCTGCCTCAGGCTTTGCTCGAGAAGAAGAAAACAAGAAGGGCATGGATGGCTCGCAAGTAACTGGAGCAGCATCATCCTATGCGAGGAAGTACGCACTCAATGGTCTGTTCTGCATCGACGATGGGAAGGACAGCGACTCTACCAACACACATGGTAGGACATCAGCACCCAAAGCTAGTGCTCCTGCCAAGCCTGTAGCTAAGGTAGAAAGCAAACCTAAGGCAGACGAGGAGACAATGGATAAGGCTGTCGCTTTCATTCAGAACTCTAAGAATCCACAGCAGGCATACGCCATGTCCGTGGAGAAGTACAGCTTTAGTCCCGACCAAGACTCCGAACTTCTCGAGACAGTCAATAAGACCGTCGTATCTAAAGGCGCGAAGAGTAAGAAGAAGTAATGGAGTTTTCAATCAAGCTTCAGGAGAAGACAGCTAAGTCTTATCTCTCGTACAGCTCAGTGAAGCATGCACTCAATGACATGCGTGCTTTCGAGTTGTACATGAAGGGTAAGCTCAAGAAAGAATCTCCAGCTCTCTACTTCGGGTCCATGTATGACTTGATGCTCTTCGAGCCTCAGAAGGCTAAGGATACCTATCAAGTCATCAACCATGATGAAGTCATGGAGAAGATGAGTGACAGGGTCAAGTCCCTGAAGAACCCGAAGAGTTCATCCGAGTACAAGGCAGCAGTAGCACAGCTAAAGACTGAGGCTATTGAGAGCGAGAAGACTCTGGTTGATGAATCAGATTGGAAGACAGCGCACTACATGGTCAAGCGCCTCATAGACTCTGGAGTAAAAGACCAGTATCTCAAAGGCGAGTACCAGTTAGAGTTCAACGAGTTCATTGATGACATCCCCGTACGCGGTTTCTTTGATTGCAAAGGACTGTATGTAGCAGACAGCAAGAGCACGCGCTCCCTGTCTGGATTCAGGTACGATGTCAACAAGTTCTCGTATGACATTCAAGCCTACATCTATACACAGGTTGCCGGTAATGACGAGTTCTACTGGGTCGCTCAGGAGAAGACGTACCCCTACCCAATCGCTGTGTACAAAGCATCGGAACAGACAATCGCTCGAGGCAAGTTCAAGTTTGAACAGGCGGTAGAGAAAATAAAAGATTGGCTTTTCCTTGACAAACCCGTAGTTGATGACTACATTTATGACGAAATCTAATTCAACATTTTATTCACATGGATAACAAACCAACCACAGACCGCGTGTTCATCGGCGATGTAACACAGGTCAAATCATCCGCTCGTCTCAAGTTTACCCTTGCCGAGTTGGAGGAGATGAAGAAGTATGCAACAGAGAAAGGCTCAGTCTATGTCTCAGTCGTATTGACTCCAGACAAGGAGCGCTTCTCAAGAGCCAACGCATGGGCATCAGTGTACGACCCTCGTGCTGACAACCCCAAGCAAACCAAATCCTCGGACGTTCCGTTCTAAGAGGTAAACTGTTTCATGTTGATTAGGGGGAGGCGCTTAGGGTTAGGCGTCTTCCCCGCTTCATGTCATGAGAAACATCTACTACTACGAGCTGAAGCTTCGCGTAACCAAGGGCAAGAAGAAACTCACCGAGCACACGAAGACGGACTGGGCTGTTACCAGCGCAGAGAAACCTGAAGACATCCTTAGGGGTCACACATGGGACCGGATGTATCGCTCTTATTACGGAAACAGATACGATGGCAAAGTCGAAATCAAGATTGAAGAAATCCTCTCCAAAAAAAGGGTGGGTTCCAAACTACGTAGTCAAGAGGGGTGACCTCAGTGAGCTTGCTCAAGTACGCGATGCCTACTATCAGGCTGTCGACTATGAATACGAGCCTAAGAGCAGAGTGCAGATGAACGTCATCCTCAGGGTGGCATTTGCAGATGCGATGCAACCTTTCTTTACGGTAGTCTCTATTGCCAAGTGCCTAGAGAAAGACCACAGCAGCGTGTGCTACTACCTGAGGAATGCTGATTTGTACAGCCAACACTTCTCTTTCTACAAGATGCTTAGAGAAACAGCAAGCTGTATCTATCACATGGAGGTGGGCAATACATCTATGGGTATGAGATTAAAAGACAACATCAAACAATATGTCGAAGCATTGGAATCATCGTGACTTTGTACGCGAAGTCAAAGGAGTTTGTTTAGAGGTGTCAGCCCTGCTTACTGAAAAAAATCAGAGGTATGGCAATGCCGCACTCAGTCCTTCCCGTATCTTTAGCAAGGCAAATGCTCACGAGCAGCTGCTGGTTCGCATTGATGACAAGCTGAACAGAATCAAGAACTGGGGTACTGATGATGTCGATGAAGACACACTCCTAGACTTGATGGGATACTTGGTATTATTGAGGATTAACATGAAACATGAGACAAGTGGTAACGATATTCGAAGACCTTTACAACAAGGACCCGCTGTACATCACAGTGGAAACAGCACTGCAACGCATCCAATCTGGCAAGCAGAAGCAGAAGATTGACCTAGTACGAGGAGGCAACAAGGATGCAAAGAAGCAACTGCCTATTGTACTGTGGAGTGGTAGGTTCAAGGAGCGCAAGGATGAGTCGCTTCAAAAGCATAGCGGCATCATCGTCTTGGACTTCGACCACGTTGGAGACGTAGAGGAAGCTAAGTCTAGGCTTGCATTTGATGAGCACGTCATGGCGTGTTGGACATCACCTAGTGGTGACGGCATCAAGGCAATCGTAGAGATTAGCAATCCCGAGAGACACCGCGACCACTTCCGTTCTCTCTGTGATTACTTCAGTAGAAAGCATGGGCTTGAGGCTGACCCCTCAGGCATCAACGAATCCCGTGCGTGCTTCGAGTCTTACGACGACAGCATTTGCATTAACGAAGAGCCATCACGATTTGGTGGCCTTCTATCCGAACAGCGTGCAGAGCCAGAACCTACCGAGGCAAAGGGGCGTACTGATTACGAGAAGCTACAGATAGCGGCTCAAATGATTCGGTACGCCCCCGAGGGCGGTAAGCATGCAGCACTGGTCCGTGCCTCTTACCTTATCGGTGGCTTCATAGCAGCCGGTAGGGTAGAAGAAGAGGAGGCCTTCCGTGTTCTTGTTCGAGAGATAGAAGCACGCAACCCACTTGACATTGGGCAGGCCAAGAAGACAATCGTAGATGGGATAGAGCAGGGTAGGCTTGCACCTATCGGAGAGATTACCAGAGAGCTAGAGAGAGTCCGACGTGAGATGAGAATCAACGACGGAGACATGTCATTCATTGCCTCGGACGACAAGGACTACGAGTGGATTCAGAAGTATGTCACGGGTCAGATTAAGCTAGGCCTCGAGACAGAGAACGAGAAGTTCAACGAGTACTTCAGGTTCAAGAAAGAGTTCCTTATGATTAACGGGCACAGCAACGTGGGTAAGACTACCTTTACGCTGTGGCTGATGGTGGCATCCTCTATGCTGCACGGATGGAAGTGGCTGGTGTACAGCGCAGAGAACCCTACGTGGGCCAACAAGATTAAGTTGATGCAGTTCTGCATGGACATGCCTATCAAACGCATGAACCACAAGGAGCTTACTACAGCACACGACTGGGTCAACAAGCATTTCACCTTTATTGACAACCACAAAAACTACAGTCACACGGACATCTTGGTCTTTGCTGAAAAGCTCATCAAGTACGAGGGGTTAGACGGTGTGCTCATAGACCCATACAATGCCCTGCGTATTGACATGAGTGCTGCTCGAGGTATCAGCACCCACGAGTACCACTACGAGGCAGCCAGTGAGTTCCTCACCTTCAGCGTCAAGAATCAGGTTGCCATGTGGGTCAATGCCCACGCCTTCACAGAGGCGCAGCGCCGTAAGGGAGATGATGGGTTACCTATCGCTCCGTACGCTGAGGATACAGAGGGTGGAGGTAAGTTTGTCAACAGGGCTGACGGGTTCATCACCCTACACAGAAAGATTCAAGCACAGGAGTGGAGCGACAGGCGTACCGTAGAGATGCACGTACGCAAGGTTCGGATGACTGAGACAGGCGGGCACCCTACCCCACTCGATTTCCCCTTGCGCTTTGAGTTCAGTCAAGAGCAGTCTGGGTTTAACTTTGTATCTCCCGGACCCAAGCTGTTCAAGTCCCTTGGTGAATTGAGTGTTGGTAAACAAGCCACCATTCCTGACTAACAATGCGTAGCTTTGCCACATGGCACGGCGCAAAAGCATGAATCGTGGTGGCAAGAAGCTCAAGTCTGGTCTTGAGGTTGACTGCTACGATAAGCTAAAGAAAGCTAAGCTCAAGTTCGAGTACGAACCTGAGAGCTTCCTCCTCACCGAGAAGTTCATCTACCCCGGTATCTATTTCAAGTCAACCAACAAGAGGCCTGACATGATAGACTACTCGGGCAAGATGGTCAGGAAGATGGAGTATACCCCGGACTTTGTTTCTCACGAGCACAAGTTCATCATTGAAACCAAGGGATATCAGCGTGCTCAGCACGGGTTCCCGCTTAGATGGAAGCTGTTCCTTAAGCAGATGGTTGAGACGGGGAATGGCGACTACATGTTGTTCGTGCCTAAGAACAGCAAACAAGTAGACAAAGTCATTCAAATCATCAAGGATGAAATTAAGAAAGCTAAGTGAAGTTTACTCCTTCTCCACTCAGGAGATTCAGAGACTCACAACGGAGTTGTATGAGGAGCTCCACAATGACACAGGCAATCCCATATCCTCATCAGAGGACGTGGCAGAGCTAGTCAAGGACTTCCGCATGAGAGTAAATATCGAGGTGGCAACCATCAAGGATGCGTGCCTCGAATACAACCACTCATGAGCAAGGACTTTCTTGCAGACATGCAGGTTGGTGACCTTGGGGAGCAGCTCTGGGCTGCATGGTTAAACGCCAAGGGCGGTGACTCTGTTATCTCAGAAGGTAAGTGCAACTGGGATATCTTTGACAAGACGACAGGCGTGTACTACGAAGTCAAGATGGACCTCAAAGCATACTACTGGGCAGAGCGCAGAGGTGAGTCAGTCAATCTATTTCTAGAGTACGAAACTGCAAAAGGCAAGAAGCCTTGTGGTATCATGAAGACTGACGCCAAGTACCTAGTGTACATTGTGCGCAACAAAGAAAAGCTTCACATCGCATACACCTTTGAGCTAGAGAAGCTTCGTGATTACCTATGGAAGAATCACAAAGACAGGAGGTTCCCTATCCGCAAGCCCGTCATGCACGGCGTAGGCAACGTCAATGGCTGGACACCTCCCGTCAATGTACTAGTCAACGAGGAGGGTACGGGCTTTATGAAGCTCATCATGCTCCCTATCTCACTACTAAACCCATCACATGAAAAGACGCTATCGGAACTGTCGCTGCTTGAGGCGACAAATAGACCAGTTACTGAGTAGTAACGCTTCGTATCAAGCTCACAACATTGGGCGAGGTACTACCGCCAAAGAGAAAGAGGAGGTGAACCGCCACTGTTACGAGCAGTTCATCCTCCCCATCAAGGACTTAGATGAAGACTTCTTTGAGTCTATCAGCTAATAATCCTTGCACCTCCCATGGCCATGCCAATCATGTCCTTTGGGTCACGCATCATCTTCATGGCTCCGCCTCCTTCGTATTCGGCTTTACCTCCCATACCCATCTTGCTCTTCTTGTACTCAGCAATCATGGCTTTGGCTTGGTCTTCTGATACGCCGTGCTTTTCGACAATCATCTTGACGACCTCGGCTTCAGCAGGCATGTCCTTCATGCCATCGAGCATGCTCATGACTTTGGACTTCAACTCTCCGCCTTCTTCGTACATCATCCCGCCCTTCTGCATGTCTTCCATTTTCTTCTTGGTTTTTAAGTCTCCGGGGTTGCCAGCGCTGTAACTTCTTTCGCGGTCACCCACTGCGCTGAAGTCTTTAGTCACTGTACCAAGAGCTGGGTTTGGCACCTCATGAGTCTTCTGAAGAGTCTTCATGAACTCCGCTGAGGAAGAACCTTGAGCTTTCAACTGCATGTCACCCATGCTTCCTCGGCTAATTTGCTGCAGGTCTTTTGTTAATTGATTGGACATGGGGTCACCCACAAAACCTTTCTTGTCCATTTTCTCTGGCGCCGCGTTATGACTCCAGTAAGGGCTGGAGTAATTGTCTTTGTATACGTAGTTTTCTTGCTCAAGGTCTTTGAGGAGACCCTTAACTTTACCCTTCTTTCTGTATTTTTCGTTTGCCATAGTGCAAATATAAGTTATTCTTCTCTTCTGTAAATCAAGCGAGAGCGCACGCCGTCAGTGGCGATGTAGTACCCTCTCTCGCGTAGTGGTACCTGCTGTCCTTGCAAGGTGTAGTAGCGTGTAGGAACGAATGGCTCCTGTGTAATCTCACGCACATCAGTGATAGGGTCGTTGCATCCAACGGTAACCCATTGCTCGGGGTTGTCTTGCGGCCATGTACCGAGCGAATCAATCCAGTCTACATCAGACAAGAACCCATACGACACCGTGTCTACAGTCAAGTAGGCACCGTTCCATCCGTCACCATAGGTGTCCATCATGTGGATAATGAACCTGTCTGGGTCGGGCATCAGGGCTGCACCAAAGTATGGTGCGCCACCGCCCAACAGAACCATGCTGTCGCATGTCATAATCTCCCACGAAATTTCATCAGGGTAATCACCGGGTGAGCACTCCACGAATACAGGAGTAAGGTTGGGTTGTGCCATTGCATAGGCAAACACGAACGCTGTAGAGATGGTAGAAATGAGCTTCTTCATCATTGAAACTTTTTTAGAATAATGTCGTCTATCTCCGACTGGATTTCTTCTTTGGTAGCAGCAAGCTGCATCATAATGGTAGGGTTGAATCGCAGTACCTCAGCCCCATTGTCAAAGACAACTAGCGTAGGTACACTGCTAATGCTGTATTGCCCTACAGCGGAAGGGTGTGTGTCAATGCACATGCGGTATGCCCTGCAGTCCTTCAACTGCTTAAGAAAGCTAACCTTGTTGGAGGCGTTCCAGCCAGCCCAGAACTCAACCACAGTAATACCCTTAGACTTCTTAGCCTCAAGGTCCTCCAGTTCTATTGCGGTTTGAGCAAACGCTACACTCGGAAGCATCAGCAAAAGAAATAGCAGCTTACTCATACAGCTTTTCTTTAATCATCTTGATGTCGTCCTTCATTTCGGTAACATCTTCCTGTGTGCTCATGATTGTTTGACGAACCAGCTGGTCCTTCATGTCAAACTCCATGCGTGTAATCTCAGGGTCATTGGGCTTTGGTAGCTCTTTGGCCAAAGAAATCTCAGACTGAAGTGAGAACCACATGGCGACCATACTACCTACTCCAGCAGCTACCATCCCCAACGTCTTAAGGTCTAGGGTAACCTCTGTGTTCTCTCCGACTTTTGCCATGGTTAAAAGAATAAGTAGTTAAGGCCAGCTCGGCCTGAGTAAGAATTTATTTGCCAGTACTGTAAGTGTCTGGCTTCCACAAATATACTAAGATGATTGTTAAGCTTTGCTCCAACCACCAACCCTGCATCCCACTCCATATTCATCATGTCTTCGTACTCAAAAGAAAACTCTGATAGCCCTCTGTGCATAGAATACAGCGAGCACCAGCTATGAATCCATGCTTGGTCCGTGTACTTGTAGTAGTCGACTCCTAGCACCGCAGATAGTTCTTGCTGTAGTCCGAACTCGTTAAGCTCTCTTCTGTTGTAATCGTTTACGATTCTTCCGAAGTGATATCCGTAGAACTCTACGTCGGATTGAGCAACGACATCTCCATTCAACTTCCACACCTCGTTGTCGTCGCTGTAGAATCCAAACTCATTGGCAAGTTGCCACCAGTGTTTGTTGGCTGGGTCATCAAACCACGCTTCGATAGGGGAGTATCCGTATACCGGGTGAGCTCTGTGTGCTGCACCAAAGGTGACATCAAAGTCACCAAACCTTTTGCGAAGCCTAGCTTCTGCTTGCGTATACTTTAGGTTGACCAGTCCGTTCTGAATGTAGCTACCTCTAACGGTAAACCAGTCACTGATGTATCGAACCCTGTATTCCTGCTGTGTAAAGACATCGCCTCTATTGCGTACGGCGGAGTACTCTAGAAGGTACTCTAGTCCGGGGGCGTTGGAGACTGTAGCCTCATCGCTAATCTCGTTCTCCTGTCCTGTGTAAAACTGCCCCTGCTTGACTTGATAGTCAAACCTTGCAAGCTTACGCAGCCCTACAGTAAAGATGTAGTTGGCCTTGTTGACCTCGGTAATCTCTTCAAGATACCCAGACCCAGCTACCCCATTGACTCTGTACCTAGAGTTCTCTACAAGAGGAGCGTTACCACTAAGGCTACCGTATAGCGTAGAAAATCGCAGCCACTGTCCTTGAGCGACGGTAGCTACGCTTAAAAGAAAGCATGTCAGTAGAAGCCTTAACCCCTTATCCGCTGCAAGATTCACAGTGCTCTGGGTTTTCGATGTTGCAGGTGATTTCGCCTGACTCAATCTTGTCTTCTTGCTTCTTGAGTTTGTCTTGGTCAAGGAAGCTACAGCTGTCGAAATCTTCTTCGTTCATCTTTTGTTTTTCTCGATTGTTCTACCGGCAAAGTATGCACCAAATGCAGTCAGCATCAGGAGTTCAAGCAAAGATACATAGGAATCTTTTACGTTAAATGGCAGACTATCAATACTATCCAGCACCATAGTTACCATAAACATTGACATGAGACAAATCAAGGTTACTGGCCTGATAAGCTTTGCAAGTTTTACGTCGCTGCTCATGTCCGCTTTCCATCGGTCAGTTACGTTTTCTTGAAACCTCACCTCAGCATCAATGCGAGCGCGTGCCTCCTCGGGGTCGACATTGCTATCGTTGTCGAGTAGGTTCTTTACAATCCCTAGTCCACCCTTGTCGGGTAACAAGTCAGCCACCTTGTCTAAAATATTGGGTGCTGCAATTTTCAACCAGCTTCCTAGCTTGGTTTCTTTAATCGAGGTCCGTCCTTCCTTTGACATATTTCAAATATTGTTTGTTGTAGTTAAGAAGAAGCATCCTTCTGCTCTCTTCTAAGTCGTTGATTACTCTAGTTCTTTTTGGCTCCTCCATATTCTTCTTGGCGTAGTCAAGGTCTTTTCTGACCTGTCTAAGCTGCTTGTCCACTTTGAAACCAATATCCTTTAGCACGTTTACGCTTTCGTATCCCTTGGTGTCTTGACCAACTACGCCTTCCTTGACAGCCTTGGCCTTTGCGTTTACATCTGAGCGGAACTTGTAGTAGTCAGCCATGTCTTGGAACTCGCTGTGACTACCCAAGAACACTCTTACGAGAGGGAAGTCGTTAGGATTCCAGTCCCTGTCGTCATCATAACCCATAGCAGCTCTACCTATGTTCGCTGTTCGGTCGATGAACTTACCTGTACCACCAGTCCAGTAGGCCCCGATGTGCCACAGCTTGTCTGGGTTTACGTCAAGAGCTCCTGACTCAAACTCATTACCGCCAGTGGCTTCGTTGATAAACTTAAACGTATCCTTCCACCACTCAGGTCCTCGCTTCGAAAGCGAAGCATCCGCAACCTCTTCCCCGGGGAATGGCTCCTTGTAAACTTGAGTACCAAAGTAGTTCTCGTTGATGACTACTTCCGTAAAGGGTCTAGCCATAGTAGGCGTCAGGGCCTTGTAGGTCTGCTTGTCAAAGCTACTTGATTGACCAAACGACACAGGCACGAAACTGTTTACTACACCGCTAGTCATAAACATAGCTGCATTGCCCGGGCTCCTGTAGTCCATAGTCACATCGTACGTAGCTGCCCCCATGTTGTGGAAGATGTTGTATCCGTAGGGCAGAGGAACCTTGAAGTAGTAGTCCTCCCATTTAGCCTCACGACCCTTTGGCTTGTTAGCAAATGGATTTACAAAAAGCATGTTGCGCTCCTTGACGTAGTCAGGAATCTTTTCGTAGAATGTTCTTCCGTCATCATCCTCTGGCCCAAAGGCATCATTGAGTGCTGCTTGAAAGAAAGCAAACATCGTCATACCGGCTGCCGCTTTCTGAGCAGAGTTAAGTCTCTTGTAGTATCCACCCCTGCCATCAGGAATCTGCTGCAGAGACGATAGTGTTCTGTAGAACTTGGCTGTACCCTGAACGCCAGCGTTGAAGAAGAGGTACAAACTGTTAACCACTGACCCCCCTGCTCCGCTTCTGTTGAAGTTTACAGTGAGTTCTTTTGCTAGGAACGCTGCTTGCTCTGCATCTATGCCAGCCTTTCTTGCTGCAACGAACACAGAGAATCTTGTTGCATTCTCAATCGCTTGGTTTGTCCCGCCGACGTATCTGTCCAAAGCCGCTACCGCTCTCTTGGCTGTAATCGCGGCGGACTGCTCTTTGTTGGACATCCTTACGATGACGTCAATGTCATCCTTGTATTGGTCGGGGCTGCGCTGGTAGGGCCACTCTGTGATTGCGCCTTCGTCCTGATATTCCTGCCAGTACTTAGACAGAGGGTCCGAGCTAGTGTCAACCTGCCCCACCACTGTCTTAGCCAAGTAGCTGAATGCTGGGCGAACACCCTTAACCGCATCGCCTACAATGTTTACACCAAAAGCCTGCCCTCCTACAATCTCTTGTTCTGCCATCAACGACATCACACCAGTCTGGATATCACGTACGAAGTTGGCCCCCATAAAGTCGGGAGAGTAGCTTGTAAAACTGGCAGACATGAACCTACCGAAGGTTCTGATGAACTGATAGATTCTTTGCACAGCCTTGTTGTCCCCGACGGTCAAGACGTTCTGTCCGTTAACAGCCCTTGCCATACCCTCGTTAGCAAACTCAATAAAGAAAGACTTGGCTCCGACTACTACCTCTACAAAAGGACTGTCAGCCGACCTCATCTTAGACTCAGACATTGGGGCCTTGTCTTTAGGCCCGTAGATTTTGTACAAGTCTGGTTGAGGGTTTGATGCAAGCAAGTTCAACAAGCGAACATTGGCTCTGTTCTTCTCTCCTACCATAACGGTTTGATACCTCCTTGCAAAAATCATGTCGAGCGGGTTAGCCGCTTCAGTCTGTCTACCCTCAGCCCTCTTCATTTCACTGAAGACTCTGGCTTGGTGCATGTGCGTGTAGCCCGCGTCAAGAGATTCGTCTACAGCAAAACCACTGAGCGGTACATAGCTGGGGAACGTGCTCTCTAAGGCGTTAATTGTCTGCTGCGTCTCAAAGCCGTACTCAACAATCAACCTCCTAGTCTCTGACTGGAAATCCATAATCTTGTTGTACAACATGCGCATACCTTCGGAGTCAAGGTCGGATACAATCTTTGCGGCATCGTCGTTAGTCATTCCGGAGAAGTTGCCTTCTTCGATTTGCCTCTGGATTCTGTCGTACTCTTGCTGAAGCTCCTTCCTTTGCTTTGCCAGTTTTCTCTTAGCACCCACCTCCATGCCCTTGACCTTGAGCTGCTCCTGCATGTCAGAAAGCTTTTGCTCTATGTTCTTGAGCTCGCTCTTCTTGCGAGAGTCCAGCACTGCATTTCTGTTTGGAGCGTGCATCGCATACAAGAACTGGCCGATATCATCAAGGCTTATCTTATTGATACGCAATGACTTAGCTACATCCTGCATAAAGGCATCAACAGATTTAATCTTACCTGCTGCTCTACCGTCCATAAGAGCGAGAGCCATGTCGTAATCCTGCTCTCTAAACACACGTCTTCCACGACCCTTTTCGATTGCGCGTTGCACGTACAAAACCTTAGCGAACTTGTCTTGGAAGAACTCTTGTAGGTCTAGCAAGATTCTACTTGTTCTACCTAGCTGCTCGGGATTCGTCACTGGCACGGGTCTGTCAATAGACGCAAGGAACTCTTCGTTTTCCTTAGCTTGGTCATCAATCAAACCCTCAACAATTTGAGCTTTGGTGGTGCCTTCTTCGCCTTGCGTTCTAGACTGAGCAGCTTCAATAACTTTGTCCGCAGGGATGATAAGGTCATTAAGTCTTTCTGTGTTTACAATGACTGCCTCTTGAATCCCTGTGCGGCGTGACCCAACGTCAATGCCAGCCACCTCTAAGGACGAGTCTGTAGCATGGTCTTTTTCCGTGTTTCTCTCCAAGAACTTATCGCGCCGTCCGAATCGGTCCATCGTTGTAGGGGGCGAAGGGAATCCTTCCTTTGCTCTGCTTGCGTAGCCTTTATAGCCGACGTCTAGCATGTTGGAGAAGTAGTAGCCGTCAAAGCCAGAGCGGCGAATGATTTCTACAAACGCCATTCTAGCTACAAGTACTGCTTCTGACATGTCGGTGCCTGTAAGCAAACTAGCTGCCCTTGACTCTGGGCTAGAAATAAACCTTGCATCGTCGGACTCGGTGCTGTTTATCGTCATTGAGAACCTAATCAAGGCCTGAACAGCAGGGCTCTCGAATCCGTCGTCGCCGTACATCAACTTCTGCAGTGTGGCAATCGTAGTTTGACCACTACCCAGCTGCACATTAGCGTCTCGCATTGCATTTGCAGTCTCGGTAATTACCATCTCTACAAATGTCTCAGGGCTTCTGGCAATAATACTCTCAAGACCAAGAGACTTGCCTGTTCTTTGGAAGCGGGACCTTCGGGTGTTTCTCGCAATCTCTTTGATTGCAACGTAGCTTTCTGCGTCGCCTCTGTTGATACTATTCAAGGTCTCAGTCACCACAGCCCCCATTCGGAAGTTGTACATGTTGGCCAACCTCAACCCGCTTGAGTCGATGTAGACGACGTTTTCCCCGTACGCAGCCGCCTTCTTTACATTACCTGTAAGGTACGTGCCTAGCCCATGCAGCCCGGGCGCATTAGGACGAAATGCCTTTGCGTCGTCGAACTCAGCAAAACTCTCAGGGGTTCCGTGCAACAAGATGCCTGCGTCAGAAAGCATTTTCCAAGTTGCATTGGGGGTCTCCCCGGGATTTGGCAGCGCATCTATTGGCTGTGCCTTTACTTTGGTCCCCGGCTCTTGTCGTTCGACATAGCGGCTAACACCTTGAGCATCTGCTCTAGAGACGGCAAGCGCTTTTCTTTTTTCAGCCGGGTCAAGGTTGACACCAGCTTCTGATAATCTTTGTCTTGTAGCATCGTCTAATTCAAGTCTTGATGCAACCTCGTCGATTGCGTTGTTGTAATTCTCACTCCGTGTGTTCATCCCCATAGAGCGCCATAGCTCTTGCTCAAAGTACCACATCACAGCCTGCATCTCGGACACCTCTAACCCCAAGGTTTGAGCCGCCTCCTTTACAGCGCGAGCCATGATTTTTCTTTCCGCTTCGCTGCGAGGTACCTCTACGATTGTCTCAGAACCTACGACACCTTCAATCATGGTGCCCATGTATCTGTTCCATGTTCTGTTAAACCACAGGTCAGCAGTCAAGGACTCACCCATACCCTCTAGATTCAAGAAGAAGCTACCTACCTTTTCTCCAAAGATGTAAGCCCCTTTACGTCTACCGGGAGCAGGATTCTTGTTGACCTTTCCCGCTGTGTCCGGAACCCTTGGGTTGTACTTACGAAGGGTTGCTATAGGTTGGTCGCTCTTAAGAAAGTCAATGACAGCCTTAGGGGTGACGAAGTCCTTAAATACAGACTCAAGCTTGTCAAGCTGTGTAGCCACAATCTTACCTCTCTGAGTAAATCCTGTTGGCTTGGGGTAGCCCTCCTTCAAATTGTTCTTGGCAATTTTCACCAAGAAGTTTTTACCGCTTTGATACTTGCTGTCCTTGCCCAAGGCATCTACACCCTGAACATAGAAGTGTGATTTGGTTTCTTTAACAATCCTACCGCTGGCAAGTGACTTACCTTTCTTGTCTACAAAGCTCTGCTTGTCTCCTCCCCAGTTTCTAGCAAAGTTTCCTCTTGGAATCTGGTCTGCTGATGTAGAGTTAAGGACCGCAGCAAGGGTAGTCATGTTCCCATTGGGAGAGTTGCCCGGTGAAAGCACAGCAAGAAGCGCCATGGCCACACTCTGCATCTCCTCAGTGTTGAACTCAGGATAGATGATGGCAAGCTTTTTCTTTGCAGACTCGATGTCTTCTTTGTACCAAGTAATACCAGAGCTGTCTGCTTTTCTATTAAGCATGTAGAAGCCGGCCTCTTCGTAGACGTTGTTCAAGAACCGCTCAATCATAGCGTTCTCATCTATAGAGACAGGGCTGTCGGCCCATGTATTCATAACCCTTGCTACCTGAATAGAGCGGGTCATGTCTGATGGCACCTCTTGAGAAATCATGTCAACCGCAATCTCCTGCGACTTTACATCTGGTCTTTCAACGTATTCAGGGTCTACATCAGGAGGAGCGGGGTGCGTCCATCTCTCATCTAAGGTGTAACCCTTCTTCTTCTCAATGTAGTTGATAAAGTTCTGAATGTGTTTCTCATCGCTAAACTCTCTACGAACCTTCCAGTTACGTCCCGTGTCTGTCTTAAACTGAAGGGTAGCCTCAATGGCTTGGGACTTAACTCCCTTAGCTAGGTCTTGTGTTGCTTGTGTTTCCTCTGCGTCTAGCTGGTCAAGGTTGTTCTTCGCCACGCGAACCATTGACTCACCGCTCTTGTAGCGCTCTACAAAGCCAAACTTCTGGTAGTACTTTACAAGCTTCTTGGCCGCAGCCATGTTTTGCCTTTCGGTGCCCTGATAGTTTCTTGTAGGGTAAGCCATGAGCTGGACGTCGATGCCAAGCTCATCCGCTACTTCCATAGCCAAGTTTAGGAAACGAGTGCCAAGCCCGCTACCCCTGTTCTCCTTGCCCTTGATGAGATTACCCTTATCGTCCATGGCCTTGTTGACAAACCACTCGTCAAGTTTAATTATCTTTTTCTTTTCGTCTAAGGGTCTAAAGACAAACTCAACGTGCCTATCCGCCGCTCCCTCAGGAGTTGTGGGGATTTGGTTATCAATAAAAATCATCCTGCCTTGGAACGCACCCGCAAAGAATCCTCTGTATCTGTACACCGCGCCATCTCCTTCTTCAGACCTCTTTGCAAGAAGCTCATAGAAACTACCAATAACCTGCCCATCGTTCTCCTTGATTGCGTTTGCATCCTCTTCGTTGAACAAAGTGGCTTGCTCTTTAATGTTCGGATTGAGAATCCTTGCGCCTCTGTCACGAGCTTCGTTGAGTGCATCTACATACTCGGACATGTACTGTCCATCACCCGGCTTAGCCAATGCAGCTGCAATAGGGTCGTAGGCAAATGTCACGAGGTCAGGTCTGCCCTTAAGCGGAGAGTTTTCTGCATCCCAGCCTTCAGGAGCAAGGTTTTCATCGAACTTAAGTCTAGCTACAGGAACAAAACCCTCTTTCATGTACGCTGGCTCTAAGAAGGTAGCGTATGCTTCGAGGTGAGTAGCTCCGTTCTCTAGCCACTTTCTTGTCACCCCACGGATAACACCTGTTGCGCTAGAGTTTGGGTTCTTGATAAGACCGCCAGCGTAACCATCCTTATCTACGTAAGCGATTACTCCGTCAGCCCTCAGGAATGTAGCTCCATCCTCCAGCATGCTTTCTGCCTGCTCTCTGGTGACCTGACTGAGTTGCAACTCTACCCCAGTACCTGCAGCTTTGTGTGCTTGAATCGCATCGGTATAGTCTGCAGCAATCTCTCTAGCTACTTGAGCTCTGTTGCCCTTGTTGTGAGACACCACCTCGATGGTTTCTGGGTCAAGGGCCTGTGCCCTTACAGATGATTCTGTCTCGGACACTGAGGTCGCCGCACTCTCAGCAGCTCTTTTACGCACCCTACGGAGCTCTCTGTTGGACGTTCTCCCTTCTCTGGTCAAATACCCGGGACGAAGTGATTTGGCTCCCTCTAAGGCCTCTGAAATGAGTTTGCCAGAACCTGTCTCTCCTCTACCCATAAGCGCAGCAGCATCCTCCACCATAGACATCACGTCCAAAATGGTTGGTGAGGTCTTAATCTTGATGCCTTTGGCAACTAGAAACTCATTTAAGAACTTTACAGCGCTACTGATAACTCCTTTGTGGTACTCTATACCAATAGTTCCGTTGGCCATGTCAGCGTATACCTCTGCCAAAAACTCTTCAGCAAGCTCAGCCTCTGACAAATTCTCATACTGACTTAACAAGTTGTTGTATCTAGCAAGCAACAGCTTGGGCATACCCCTTCTGATAGCAGAAGAAAGTCTAATCATTGCAGCGTCTGAGTCACCACCCAATGCTCTATAAACAAGCTGGTGAAATCCTTCGTGATACGCTGTGTTGGCTTTTAGCGCTGGTACATACAGAATAATCTTTGATGGCGCTGTGGAGGAGGGGTCGCCCTTACGAGTTACTGAGACGTGAACGCCTCTACTTACTTTTCTAGTAGGGTCCCCTGATTCCCTTCTTAGCCCAGCTATTGAATTGACCAGAACAACTTCGGCGTCTGGGTTCTCTTCAATGATAGCTTTGGCAAGATTAAAAGCATTGACGATGCCATCACGAATCTGTTCAGCTGTAGCAAACTTTGTGCTGGTAATGTTTTCTGCAAGCACACGAGAAAGCATCCCCTCAACGCCCTCCTTACTTAGGCTAAGCTTTCCTGCCAGCTGCTCTACTCCCGGGACACCAAGGCCTCTTTTGTCAAACTGCTTGTCTGTACTCAGCACCTCATCAACAAGTCTCTGCGTCTCTGACTCGTTACGAGTAGCGCTGTGCGTGTCTAGGTCAAAGCCCTCGTTGGCAGCATCGTATTTGTTTTCAATACCAAGCTTCTCCTCCATAAGAGTTCTTACTGACGCAGCGGCCTCAGCTCTCTCAGCATCACTTGACTCACGTTGACGAATCATACGCAGCCTGCTAATCTCTTGGTTCAACTGCACCAGTCGCTGTTGGTCGGACTCCGACATCTGCTCGTAGAACTCCATGTCTCTACGCTCAAGTCTATTGGCATCTTCGGCAAGCTTAGCAAGCTCTGCTCGAATAGCGTTCTTTCTTTCAGGAGATGTGTTTTCGTCAGCTAGTTCTGTACGGAGCTCAATGTTTCTGACGTTGAATCTAATCCGGTCGAACATAGTAAACTTAGAGCCGATGGCACTGAAGCCCCTCGACAGAACCATGGGCGTGCTACCAGCCCCGCCACCCAGTGCTCCACCAAGAGCAGCATCGCCAATAGCGTAGGGGTTGTAGTACCTTTCCTTTGCTTCGCCAAGGGTCATACGCCCACTGGCTACCTCGTTGTGAACTCGGACAATCTGGTCGCCCGCTGCAATGAAGAGTTCTTCTGCAGACTCTGCGCCCACTCTCTTTACAGTTTGTCCAAATGCTGTATTTGTGAATTGACTCCAAGCACTTCTTGCTGCCGCCTCGCTGGTCTCCTCAACAATCTCTTTACCTAAGTTCTTAAGCAATCCAGTAGCCAAGGCACGCTCCATTCCGCCAAAAGCAAGAGTCATACCTGCTTCAATAGCTCCAACCTTAGCTCCTACGCTTAATGCTTCTTCTCCAGTGATACCGGGCCTACTCGCATACTCACCAGCAGCATCACCTCCTGACTGAATACCAAACAAACCAGCAGCAGCAGCGAGTCCGGTAGCAGGGTTGCCAGTAAGATATGTTACCCCAGCAGTAGTACCTACAGCTTTAGTGAGGTCGGGCAGTACATCAGAAAACAAACCCCATGTCTTCCACAAACCTTCAGATACTTTACCTTCTCCAAAAAGCTGTGTGGCTGACTTGTCGTAGTCCTCCTTACTCATGATGCCCCTGTCGATGAGCTCTGTCAATCCTGACCTGTGAGAGGTTCCCCTGTTGTAGTCGTAAGCCGCTCTACTAGTAACAGCCTCGCTGTAATTAACCTCGTCCAAAACAGATTCCCAAGATGACTCATCCATGCCAAGCATCTCCTTACCTACCCGTCTTCTTACAGAGGCAGCGTTCCTATTGTTGACTGAGGGCACTGTTACCTCACCCATCAAAGACTTCAGTCCGCTATAGTCTGTGCCGTACATGACACTGCCTAGCCTTTCAAGTTCTTCATCTGTAGCCTCTCGGCCTGAACGCTTGATGTCAAGGGCTAGTTCAGTAAGCTCCTTGTCTCTTTGATTTGCCTCTACAGCCTCCTCTTGCTTTCCCTTCGCAAACTGAATGCCATCTAGGGAGTTGCTCACAAACTTAGTCCAAGGCAGCGTAAATCTATTCCAAGCAGGGGAGGTAAGGTCCATGCTTTGAAGCTCTTTGATGGCATCACGAGCGCCCATACCCTCTCCCATCTTAGCGTTAAGCTCGTCTTCTGTTAAGCCACCCATGCCAATAGCGGCAGAGGCCCAACTGCGGTCTTGTTTGTTTCTAATTACAAGAGCAGCAAAGCCTTGAATATCAAGCTTCTCTACGTTCTCTCTGTACTCCTTGGGAAGCACTTGAGTGTACTGTTCTTTTAGGTCCCTGACCTTATTGAACTCTCCTTCCTCCAACCCGGCTGAGCTTGCGCCAACAATGACTTCTACAAACTCATCCTCGATGCTTGCTAGGTCGAACTGCGAGTCTTTTCTTTTTTGCTTAAGCACTCTTTCGGCGTCGAGCTGAGCTAGGAAGTCAGCCTCAAAGTCGCCCGTCTCTGTAAGCTGAAGGTCTAGCTCTGCGCTTTGATAGAATACATCACCATTGGCGGCAGCAGCGAGGTCAGCCTTGTCAAGCTCGTCCCCTGATACAGACAAAAAACTTTCTGCCCGGTCGGCTTGCAAGATTTTTCTGTATACATCTGTTCCTGTAAGGCTTTCAAACTGGTCAGCAACAGCAATCTCACTCTCCCTGCCACGAGTAGCAACAGGGGTCAGCTCCGTTGGAATCTCAAAGTCCTGTGGTATCTCAGGCTGCTCGCCCGTGATAGCAGCTCTTGCCGCCACCTCCTCCTGTGGGAGGTTAAAGTTGTAGAAGAGAAAGTCGTCGCTGCCGGGCAGGGGTAGAGTTACATCCTCCTGCTTAGGCTCAACTGGTTCTACCGTAGTAGAATCCGTATCTCCAAGTTCTTGTTGTGGTTGAGGAGCTGCAGCTGAGGTAGACTCCGTAGAAGCCGTTTCCAAAGGAGGCTCCGAGACCAAAGTGTCTTCTTTTTTTTTTACACCCATCAGCGTCGAGAAGTCCTCAATGCTGTTGTTGTAGCCTTCGGTCTTAGCTATGCTGTACATAGCCTGAACAGCCTCAGGGTTAGAGCCCATCAGTGCAATAAAGTCGTCTATTGAATTATTGTACCCTTCCGCTTGAGCGAGTTGGTACATCGTCTGTATAGCCTGTTCGTTCATTCTGTTGTGTTAAATCCAGACATCGCTCCTCCACTTTGCGAAGGTACGGAATCTTCCTCAGAACCTCCAGTGACAACAGTGCCTCCCGTTTGTTTCTCAATCTCTATCATCAATGCTCGCTCATCCTGCAACAAATTAGCAAGAATCTCAATAAATCCGGGGATGTCTTGGGACGAGCCTGCTTTGAAAATCTCAGACCCAAAATACTTATTGTCCTTGTCAATGATGAAAGACGCTTTCGCCTTGCTAAACTTTTTCCTCTGTTCAGTAAGCTCATCAATCTGTGTTTCAAGTTCTTGCGCTTCTTCTTTTAGCCTTGCTCTTTCGGTAACATCAACTTCATTGCTTACTTGTGTTGTAAGCCTATTAGCTCGGTCATTACGAGACTTTATTTCGTCGGTGAGAGCATTCCTGATATCATCCTTCATTCGATTAGACTCAATCTCAAACGCAAATGGATTGCCTTCAGGGCCGTACTGAATGTTTGTAATCTTAGCCGTTCCGCCCTTGTACCGCAAGTTCAACCCATTGCCTCGGAAGGTGTAGTAAGCCCCCTTGACAGCTTTGCCGTTGTCGTCTTTAACGCCACCAAGTTCAGTCATAAGCTGTCGCTCCATAGGCCGCGGAATAGAGTCGCCTTTCTTGAACCCAATACCATCCGCATCTGACTGCGGGTCTGGCTGATACTGATTGTTGAGCTTAAAGTATGTCTGGTTGGCAAGGTTCTCTAAGTGAAACTTCAGGGCGTTCTGTCTGTTTTTAAGAGCTGACGCGGTTTCCCTGCTGAACTCAAGACTGCCGTCAACTTTTCTACGGGTAAGAGGGTCGTAATTAAACACTACCTCATACTCACCCATTTCAGTTTCAGACTGTTCGGGTGATTTGTAGACAATGTTGAAGTCTTGCAAAACCACGTTGCCATACAAACTTCCATTTGGGTCACCGTAATTTGCGTCGGCCTCAAGCATTTGCTCAGGGTTTAGTGCAGTGACACCCTTTTGCTTTGCTCCATACTCAGCAGTCATAGCCTCTATGATGTCTGCCTGATTGGAAGTAAACTCTGTTCTAAATCTCTGCTCTATCTGTTTACCTACAGCGACCTCGTCCAATCCTTTTTTTCTACCATTTGACATCTTGTAGATGCCGTTGTCGGCTGTCATTTCTCTAGCAAACATCTCTGACTTAGGTGCAAACATAAAGTCTGTCCCCGGCGCTTTGCGCATAGCCAAAAAGTTACGACCATCCTGTCCAAAAGAACTTCTGTTAAAGTAAGTGCTCTGTGTCCAGTCGACAAACTCACCTTCTGCATTGGCCATTAGTACCCTGCCGTTTACAACTTGAACAGGAACCTCTGTGTCAAAGTCTCTAGCTTGCTTAAGAGCGTTTGCTCTGTTGTCAATTAGTGTTGCATCTAGACTGCCCGTTGAGACAGCATTAAGCTCTTTTTCGTAGTTCGTAGTAATAGCAACCGACTCGTTTTTGAAGGTGGTGTACTGATTAAAAGCGTTGGCTGCCGCCTGTTTGTTCTCCGGACTAGGGTTGCTGATTGCTTCTATCCTTGCGTCCTCCCATACGTCATACGCACTCTGAAGCCCATTGTTAAGGCGCTCCATGACTTTAGGGCGAGCCTCAAGGTCTTTGATGCCCTCAAGGTCCTTCTTTCTTTGCTCCTTCTCCGCCCTGTCTATTTCTGCAAGGCGCTTCCTAGTCATCTCATCATAGCCAGCACCAAGGGCAGCATAGTCCATCGGCTTAAGAACGAAGTCTGTCTTGTTCTCGTAGGACCCTCCCTGTTGAAATTTTCTTTTACTCGGCTTCATTGCTTTGCTGCGTCTTTGTGAAATCTATTCAATGTCTTACGAACAAACTTGTGCAGTGGGGAGTTCCCCTTCCCTGCCTCGTTCATCATTTTATTTGCTTGCTGTGGGTTGAAGATGTACTCACCACCTGTCATCTCACCAATCTTCGTGCCTTCCTGCACAATGTCGATAGGATTCTTGTCATGAGAGAACTCACCCGGAGTAACCTTTGCACCCTTCTCAGCCATACCTCCAGTCAATGCTGCCGAAGCGATACCAGTACCTACACCAATAAAGCCTTGTGTAATCTGCTGTCTTGCGTAGGCGTCTCTTGCCTGCTCTGCCTTTAGCTCGTCGTAGGCAAGGCCGATGTCAAATCTAGACCTGTCTTCTCTACGCTGTGTCTCGCGCTCTCTAGCCGCAGCCAAAGAACCAAGAGCTTGTGTTTGGAATCTCTGCTGTTGCAAGACCTCCTGCTGTTGAGCTCTTTGAGCTTGAGCAGTAGCTGCCAGTGTACTTCCCAGCCCTCTCGCTCCGTATTGCTGTGCAGCAGCCACGTTTGTAGCCAGCCCTCTGTTGATGTCCTCTGTGCGCATAGCCATAAGCCTTTGGTCGTAGGCTTCCTTTTGCATCTGGAAGAACTCCGTTGGAGTACCTAGACCGGGACGGTTGTTCTTGAGCGCTGCAACAGCATTCTCCGCGCCCTGTATATCGACGTTGTCAAGGGTGTTGTATCCCTGAATGATGTTTGCTACTCCCCCAGCAATTTGACCAACACTACCAAGGTATTGACCAGCACCTCCTCCCCCACCTCCTTGCTTGGCGCTAGTAGATGTGTCAGTGGATGGGGCATCAGCAGCAACTTTAGGAACGGGAGGAACACTACCATCAGCAGCAACTCTAGGAGTGGGAGTTCCAACAACAGGTGCGCCAATCTCACTTTGGGTTCTGAACTCAGGCGGCATCGTAGGCCCAGTAAACGGGTCCATGGTGGGGCTGGTACTTGTGTCAAACCCACCAGTGTAATCTGTCTGAGGTGCCCCAAAGACTTCGTTTGTGACTCCCGGGCTAGTTAACACTGGGTCGGCCATTGGTGACCCAAGGCTATCGTAGCCAAACTGAAGCGGCTCTCCGCC